CCAGTCGTGAATACTCATCACAACTTCTTTGGTTTCACCAGTTTCTTTGTTTTTTACTGGGTACGTCGCCATAATAATTCCTCCAGGTTTTCTATTTAGTTTCACCCCAAGCAGCCTCAGCAATCACTGGGAACTGTTCGGTAAAGATACGCTTACACTCAAGAGCGATTTCCATGTGTTCTCTCTGAGTTCCATTAGCAGACCTCAGGTCAATATAGTGCAACCAGGAACGGAGAGAGCCAGACATATAAAGACGAGTGGGACAAGCAAGAGGTAAAACAAACCTAGCACACTCTTTAGCAATTCCATCATTCAACATCTCCTGATAAAGTTTCATCGCATCATCGAAATGATCCTTCATCTTGAGACGATAATGATGAATCAATTCGGGATCCACATCATCAATAGAGTTTTGACGATTCTTGGTGTCTTGGCGTCGCAGTTCTGGAATGGGGATCGTCTCCGAGAGTAGGGAACTATCAGCATAACGTTGCGAAAATTCTTGATATGTAAATGAGCGGTGACGCAGTATTTGAGCTGCCAAACCTCTGGTTGTCTCAATTTCCAGAGTCATGAATGCCTGCTCGAAAATGCTCCAATGCTTGTGTTTGATACAATAACGAAGAAGTCCAGCAAAATTCTCATTGTTTTGATTTGCTGGATTAGATACCCTCGCACAATAAGCACAATGTTCTTCTGCGTTGGGAGTATATGAAATCAATTTAACGTTCATTTGCTTTCCTTTCTATAGTTTCCATAATCAGTGTAGTAATTCTTGTAAAATGAGATAACTCCAGCACTGATCATATTTCCTTGAGATACCCAATCGTGCGCACATTCATAAATTGATTGAGTAGAGTATTTTGGAGATCCATCCACATTTAACTCTGTTCCAAACTTTTGAAGAAGAATCCCAAGAACCTCTTCACGAAGTTTCATTTTATGATCCGAGTATCTCCAATCAATCAGCGTATCCATCGTCATCGTCCCAAATTTCCTCGTAGTCTGTGATTGGTGTTTGATACTCTGATTTGTATGCTTCAACATCTGAATAAACCTCAGATTCTAGAGCATCAACGAGAAGTCTGAGATTTCTTACAATAAGTTTTAATTTGTCTCTTTCCATAAAAAAAGGGAGGATCTCTCCTCCCATTATAATACCGATTTACCTTTATAACAAGTTTGAAAAAAGTAATAGGGTTAAAAAATTACCCAGATTTTTTTTCCAACATTTTTTGAAACTAAAAGCGAATTTCGTTTCACTTGTTATAAGTGTGTCCTCGGTAACAGAATGTGCCGTGAGTCTCAGATGGTTCGTGACCACAGAGTTCATAATCGATACCACGATAAGAGGTGGCGTGAATCTGTGCGTCGTGTAATGCAGATGCTTTTTTGATCTGATTACGAATCAAATTGAGTGTGTTCATGAGTTTACTCCTGAAATACTAGGGTGAATTAACTCCCGTTCCTTCAGTCGTTTGCGTCTACACTATCAAAACAGCTAGGTTCAGTGTGTGATTTCCACTTATCAATGATTTTAGTTTTTTCACTCTCAGTAAAAATTTCACTTTCTAGAATACCATTTCGCAACCACACATAATCCTCACAAGAAAAATAATATTCCTGTGGAACATGTAGTGCGAGAATAGTTAGTAATGATAGCATAGATGAACGATCCGTTCCGCGACTTACTTGCGACCCACCGAAGTGGGTTGAACGTAGGTGTATTATAACACCAGTTGCTCTATTTAGAAACCAGCATCTTTGGCTTCATCAATCATTTTAGACACAAAAGTTTCTGTTCCATCCAAAGTCTTAATTGTAAAGAGATTGGACTTTTGATACCTTTTTACCTTCTTATACTCCTTTAAGAGTCGATCAACCTGATCCTGTGGAAGTTCAAATTCCACATCAAAATTACTCTTATCAAATCCTTTACTCATTGTCCAAACCATCAAAGATTTTAGGATTGACTCGACCTTCTGTTTGTGTGATTGAAATCAATCCAGTCCTATATTTGTCCCAATATTCATCGAAAACATCTACTTTTTTGTTGGATGAGACAACATCATATTTTGTTTCACCATCCACAACATAAGTCACAAGAAAAGAGTTGTAGGGTAGTTTTCGGTTATCAGCAAAAGACGGGTCACAATCATCTTTAAGATGAATTGTTGCCATCAGGAACGGCCTCCCCATTGAATGTCTGGATAAGCCTGTTCTACAACACTTCTAGAGAGTTTATACTTGGCTTCAAGTTTCTTGTCCTTAACGAGACAAAGAATATCGGCTTCTTGAGGATGAAGACCCTCCAACATTTGGATAAACATGGACTCTCTACGGGTCTTGGAGAGACCATCGTTCCCACCCTTCACAAAGTGATAGAGGTTCTTCCACTCTTTCCTCAGAGAGGTGTGATCAGTTCCCACAGGAACCTCATTCCTGTTGAAAGGAACTTCACCATCTGGAAGCATGGAGATGATTGAATCATCAAAGTTCCAAATCAAGATAGAAGTAAGAGCTTCAGTTCTGTATTCCTGAAGTACCTTTACCTTTGCAGCATTAGTTCTTTGTTTGGAAATATGTTCCAGAATCTCAGAAACAAAGGGGTTTGGTGGAAGTGTCTTTTTTGTTGTAGCCATAGTGTTTGTCAATCTCGTTTCAGTTTACCACATTTATTAAGTGTTATCAATCGTCTTCCATTTCAAAGTCATCAAAATTATTTTCAAATCTTACCGCCAGAACTTCATCTGGTATGATTTGTCCATTTTCATCAAACATTTCGGGATGTGTGGGGATAAACTTTGCATCCCTTTGAACCACATATTCTTTTGCAACCCATCCTGCAACTGCTCCCACAAATAAGAACATTACACAAAATAAGACTGCAAATGTAAGAGTTACTGCTAACATCTCTTTGTTCTCCTAACTTTTTGTACATCGAGACTGATGTCGAAGTTAAGATGGAACTCTCTACGGAAGAGAGTGACCATCTTTCCAAACCTCAATTGAAAGGTTTTAGGTGGTTCTTCTCTTCTCCTTTTTGACCTAAGAATTAACTCAATTCCTCGATTCTGTTCTGAGGATTGATTAACAATGTTATTTAGTGGCCCTCTTACGTCTTCCAGGTTTTCTTTCCTGTTCGTATCTCCACGCATCTTGAATAATTCCTTCCAAATAAGTTTTTATCTTTCTTGCTTCGGGTTTTCCAAGATGCCCATATCCTTCACGAAGTTGTTGATGCATGTTATCAGAACCACCCTCAAGGTAATCCTCCAAATCGTAGATAAGAAGGTTCATATTCTTTACAGTTTCACTATCAATGAAAGATTGAACATCCCTCTTAGTGAGTTTGTTATCTTTCAGATATTGATACATGTTTAGGTGATACTTTTTTTGAAAAGCAAAATCGATAGTTTGTTCAACAACATCGATTAGGTCCCAATACTGTTCCATCAGACAATACTTTGTTCTTTCAGATATTTAATAGTATCTACACATCCACCAATCAATTTATCACCAATAACAACTTGTGGGAATGTAGATTTAGAGCCAAATTCGGAAGTAAATTCTTCACGAGTGAAATCCCTATCCAACTTGTAGACTACATGCTTAAGTTCAGCCAGTTCTAAAACTTTTTGAATTTTAACGCAATGGGGACAACCGTCCTTCGAATAAACTGTAAATGTCATTGGTTACTCTTATGATTTTTTAATCTTTGCCACTTATTTCTCATGGCTTGAAGACGCCAAGCAGAAGACATGTTGTCTGGTCCATTTTTAAGGAGATAAATCTCCCTATCTGAGAGACCATCTCCCATCATCTGCAGATACTCTTCTCTCCAACTAGTGTCAATCATGATTTTTATTTATAATTTACCTCCAACAGTTCCAGAGTGAGTTACATCACTTTCTGACCAACCTTCCTGAATACCCTTTAGATAAAAATGAGTCATTTGAATGCAAGATTCTTCAGTTAGACCAGACACAAGTGGATTGTCTTCTTTGTCATAAGTTTGCCAAAGAAATCTCTCCTTCCTGATGAAGAATGTGTCGTCAATCAGTTTCTTTTCCTGTGTACTCATGTGCTTGTTTCAAATCTGGATTAGGTTGTGAGGGAACCACAGGGTTCCTTGTCACATTTTCAATAACAATGAACGCATCATTCTGATAACTCACCGTACCAAATGGTTTTGCCCACTTTGGATTGGCACCTTCAGTTTGGTGGATACCACTGTTAGCTACTCCACCAATTTTAACACGAATTTCATCATTCTGATCCCATCCCAACTTTTCAAGGGCAATTGAGAGTTGCCCTAACCAAGCAGATGACATAACATTTTCCTCAGGTTCTAGATTTCCAATCATTTTTCCAAGTTATACCGAATGTGATCGGCCTGTTCAGGTCCAAACACTTGAAGTTTACGACGTTTCTCCTGAGTGTTGGTAATGATTATTGCTGCTGATGTTGCGGGAGGTATGATACTCAGAGTGATTCCAGCGTCAACAATGGCAATGGGAATACAGATGGCCGCAGCCCCACTTGCCCACAGGAAAGGTTTCCAAAGGTTTGTTTTCACTGCATAATAAAGAGAGGAAACTGGGGGAAGAAAAAGGTGACCCAAAACAACACTCCAGCATCTCACTGATGCTTGTTTTGCTTCTTCAATTGCTTTTTTCTGTTTCAGGTATTCAGAATAATCCATAATTAATCAACATGTAAGTCTATTGTCTATTGTAACACATTTTTCAGAGTTGTGTTGAAATCCAATCTTGAACATCCACTTTGGGTTTCCAATTGAGATCTCTGTGAGCTTTGGAGATGTCAGCCAGAGTTTCTCTCATCTCACCAGGTCTACCTTCCAAAAAGAGTTGATCACTCGAAATGGCATCAGCAATTTCCTTCACACTAAAGTTCTTTCCATAACCAATGTTATAAGTTTCACCCCAGTTATCCAACTCCATGTGAGAAATGGATGCATTTGCAGATGCCACATCAGAAACATGAACAAAGTCACGTCTCTGTTCACCATCACCAAAGATGGTTAGAGGTTGTCCTGCATTTTTAGATTTGAGAAACTTACTAATCACAGGAGCATAAGTTCCAACATGACGAGCTCTCTCACCATAAACATTGGTGTAACGGAAAGAAACTGTCTTCAATCCATAAAGGAAATGATAAGCACGGACCAGTTGTTCACCCGAAAGTTTACCAATCGCATAAGGATTGAGAGGATCTTCTCTCATTGTTTCCTCATTGGGAATTGGGTTGCTATTTCCATAACAAGCAGAGGTGGATGAGTAAACAAATTTCTCCACTCCAGAAAGTCTTGCAGATTCCAAGACATTCACAGTTCCCATCACCTGAGTGGAGATGGTTGGAAGTGGATTATCTACAGATGCCTGAACACTTGCCTTTGCTGCCAAGTGAAACACATAGTCCACACCAACAAACAGAGGTGCAATGTCTTTGAAATCTGTGATGTCTAATTTAAAGTTCTGACACTTATCATTCCAAAAATATTTGTTGTGACCATCTGATGATTCATTATCAATTACAATAACCTGATGTCCCAATTCTAAGAGACGATCAACAACGTGGGAGCCAATAAAACCTGCCCCTCCAGTAACTAATGATTTTTTCATGCACAAAAAAAGAGGGTAATAACCCTCTTAGTTTATTATAATTTTATTCGTCAGTCAATAAGAGTATTATATAATAAAAAATCACCCCTGATTCAGGGATGGTTTAGTTGTTTTCTTAATAAATTGTTTTTATTAAGAATCCCAATAAAGTTTAGAGTGCGTTGCCCCTAGGTAATACTTCCTCTGGAAAAACGAAATTCTCGTGTGGTTGGTCAACGGATGCCATCCAGTTTCTCAGTCCTTCGTTGAGCAAGATATTCTTTGTATAGAAGGTCTCGAATTCTGGATCTTCTGCTGCTCTG